GAACTAGGTTATGATGGTCTATATCAAATTGTGTTTGGTGATAATATTCTGGGTAAACAATTAGAATATGGTAATATCGTTACTGTAGAATATTTTGTTGGTTCTGCAGATGGCGCAAATAATCTCTCTAATTTTTCAATGAATACTACTCTTACTGGGTCGACAGAAACCAAAACAATAACAACAATCACACGTGCTTCTGGTGGATCACCAGCAGAGAGCATCGATAGTATTAAATTCTATGCTCCCAAATTCAATACAACGAGGGATCGTGCAGTAACTTCTGATGATTATGCAACTCTTATCAAAAGAAGTTTTCCTGGAATCAATTCTATTTCTGTATGGGGCGGTGAGATAAATGATCCTCCCATTTATGGTAGAGTGTTTATCTGCCTAGATCCAGTTGCGGGAACTGTTATTACAGAGTCTGACAAAGACACAATTTCGAGAGATATTCTTGCACCAAAAAGTGTAGTCTCGATTCAACCTATTTTCGTTGATCCTGAATATACATTTATCAGTGTTGATTCGACAACTAAATATGATCAGAAGCAATCTTTAGAGACTTCAACCGAACTTGCTACTCGAATAAGAACAAATATTATTTCGCACTTTGATCTCAATTTGAATAAACTTGGAAAAGATTTCTACTATTCAAAATTGAGCGCAGATATTATGGATACTTCTAATTCGATTATTACGAATAAGATTGATCTAACTTTACATAAACGGTTTACTGGTGTTGTAACAGATCAAATTGCGTTTAGGTTGGATCCTAATTTTGGGCAATCTCTACTACCAAATAGTTTACATTCGACATATTTTAACACATTCTTAAACAGTGCATATTATGATGTATATATGGTGGACGTTCCCGATCAATCTCCACCCGATCCACTAGGAACTGGAAAAATTTACCTGAAACAAATTGGGACTGATATAGTTCTGTCTTCTAGTTTTGGGACAATAGAATATGGTACTGGTAAGATACTTGTACCGTCATGCTTTTTTATCTCTCTTTTGGGTGGCGCAACTGAATTTAGAATTTACGTCAAACCACAAAATGTTACAGCGGATATTACCACAAAGATTCTAACACGCACTCTCGAAGATTATACTAGTGCAATTATTCCTACTATTTCCAGAAACTCTTTGCTAAAATTGGATCTAAGTAGTGCGAATGCCGCCGCGAATATTACTTCAGGTCTCCAGGTAACGGTTACAACATAATGAGTTTAATACCATCATACGAGAAAGTTGTTATTGGGTTTACCATAAACTCGGGTGGGAGTAATTACACCACACCAACTATTGATATTGATGGTGGTGGTGGTATTGGTGCAACTGCAGAAGCAACTGTTGTTGGTGGTAAAATTACTGCAATAACTATTACTAATCAGGGATCTGGTTACTCCACTCCACCTGTAGTTACTGTTGTAGGCGGTGGTGGGACGGGCGCTACTATTGTCGCGATTATTGGTGACCTTCCATACAAAAACAAATTAGAATTTCTTATTCAGGAACAACTCCCTGAATTTGTTCAAAATGAATATGCAGGGTTCGTAACTTTTCTAGAAGGTTATTACCGTTTCCTTGACCAATCAGGGGAAGTAAATAATTTTCTATTAAATGCCAGAGATTATTCTGACATTGACAAAACATTAGAAGCATTCATTGATCAGTTTAGAAAACAATACGCAGTAGACATTCCGAAGAATGTCCTCGTTAATCAGCGTAGACTTGTAAAATTAATCAGTGATTTTTATGAATCTAAGGGTGCAGAAAATTCTATCGAACTTCTGTTCAAGATTCTTTATGATGAGACGGTAGAATTCTTTTACCCCTCAACTCACATCTTAAAAGCATCTGATGGTGTTTGGATAGAAGACGTTGTAATTAGAATTCTTGGTCCAGATGTAAATCTAGTAGCGCCTGTTGCTGTCTCCGGAACTGCTGGTCAGTTTACTTGCGGCAACTCAACTCTAGCAGTTGGTGATACTCTTGTAATTACTGGTACACGTGGAGGTACAGGCACTATTACTGGATACACATCAGGAACCACATATAAAGTTTCTGCTATAACTGGTACCTCACCAAATGTAACTGGATTTACTCTAACTACTCAATCTAATACCGCACTCGTAACTACTGCGGGTACGTTAACAGGTCTAACATATGCGGGAGTTGATCCATTCACCCTATATGGTAAGATTTGTAATTTAGTTTATTACGAAAATACTGGTGTTCAGACTTTCCCAAAGACTATCGAAACAACGGTAACCAGCGTAAAGAAACTGGCGTATACTTCACCAGCAATTTACGAATTAAACGTATCACTACCTAAAAATTCTCCTTTGAAAGTTCCAGGTGCTGGTGCTTCCGCCGTTGCTCTAGTTGCTGATGGGCAAATAAAGGCGATAGTCGGAGAAACTAGTAAGACATTTAGTAGTATTACAACAGCAGGAGTTCTGGCAGCGACTGTTGCTACTTCTGGTACTGCTGGTCAGTTTACTTGCGGCAACTCAACTCTAGCAGTTGGCGATCGTCTTACAATTACTGGTACACCTGCGGTTGAAACTCTGGCAGCAACTGTTGCTGTATCCGGAACTGCTGGTCAGTTTACTTGTGGTGCATCAACTCTAGCAGTTGGTAATCTTCTTAGAATTACTGGTACCAAAGGCGGTACTGCTACAATCACTGGTTATACGACAGGAACTGTCTATAAGGTTTCTGCTGTAACTGGTTCGGTTGGCGCTGTTACTGGATTCACGTTAACAACCGAAGATAATGCCGCGATCGTGACTACTGCTGGTACGCTGACGGGTCTAACATACGCAGTTGCAACTCTTGCTGCTACTGTTGCTGTATCCGGAACTGCTGGTCAGTTTACTTGTGGTGCATCAACTCTAGCAGTTGGTGATCTTATGACTATCGCTGGTACACCTACGGTTGGAACTCTAGCAGCAACTGTTGCTACTTCTGGTACTGCTGGTCAGTTTACTTGCGGCAACTCAACCCTAGCAGTTGGCGATCGCGTAACGATCACTGGTACTCGTGCAGGTACAGGAACTATTACTGGATATACAACAGGAACCAAATATAGAGTTTCTGCTGTAACTGGGACCTCGCCGAATGTTACTGGATTCACGTTAACAACCGAAGCTAATGCTGCAATTGTAACTACTGCTGGTACTCTAACTGGTCTAACTTATGTTACCACAGGCACGATTACTGGATACGAATCAGGAACAACATATAAAGTTTCTGCTGTAACTGGGACCTCGCCGAATGTTACTGGATTTACTCTAACTACTCAATCTAATGCCGCGATCGTAACTGCTACTGGTAAGTTAACAGGTCTTACATATACAACCACAGGCACTATTAATGGATACACAACAGGAACCACATATAGAGTTTCTTCTGTAACTGGTACATCACCAAACGTTACTGGATTTACTCTAACCACGCAATCTAATGTTCCCGTTATAACTACTGCTGGTAAGTTAACAGGTCTAACATATGCGACTGCAACGGGTATAGACTTAACCAACAATACTATTAAGATCTCTTCTCATGGGTATTCTACAGGTGATGTGGTTATTTATGATAAAGATGGCGGAACAATTGTAACTGGTCTTACCAATTACGATACATACTTCGTTATAGCAGTTGATGTTAATACAATCAAACTTGCTGCGAGCGCAGGAAATGCTACACTTGGCACAGCAGTTGATCTTACTGTTGTTGGTTCAGGAAGTCACATATTGTATGCTCCTGTTACTGATGGCGGATCAGGATATTTTGCAGCACCAGTAATTACTCTAGACCCAAACTCTACTGTTGGTCTTGGAGCAGTTCTTCGTGCGAATATTGTAGATGGTTCTGTTTCTAGTATTACTGTTGTCGAAGGTGGTTCAGGATATGTTGAAAACCAAGAAGATATTCAAGTAATCTTTTCTACGGATTCCGTTAGAACTAAAATTTTTCTATCAACAAATTCTACAACAGTTTACGGTTTTGTAATTCGTCAATTGTCTACAGTAGAAGTTGTTTCCTGTGAAGGCGAAGGTGTTGACGGAGACTGTGGTTTTAGAGTTGGACAGATCTATCAAATCGACGAACAAAGCACAGTCGGACCATATGTAATCGATCCACCTATGTCGGCGGTTTCGGGAGGATTGATTAGTGCTATCGCTGCTAATCCTACCGATTATGGAACATACGATGCTGGTAGATTTAACGATGGTGTAGACGAACCATTTTTTGATCCATCATATACACTCGTTGGTCGTGATAACAGAGCGTCGGTCAGAATTTCCTCGATTGACGAAACAGGATGCGTTACTGCTGTTACCATCTTCAATACTGGTTTCGACTTCGAGCAAGAAGAATTCGAGGCAACTATTACATCTCCGAATGGATGTGAAGCAGTTCTTGCCTTTACGACTGGTGCTGTTCTTGTTAAGACAGGAAGATTTAAAGATTCTCGTGGTATGTTGTCTAACATCAACAAACTACAAGACAATCTTTATTATCAGAACTACTCGTATGTGATTAAGTCTGGTGTGACCTCGAATACATGGTTGCCTCTGATTAATAAAACAGTTCACCCTGCTGGTATGGCAGTGTTTGGTGAATTGCTGATCACCCAGACAATCGATATGGTTGATTACATTGGTGTTCTCGAAATTCTGGTACTCAATGAATTGTTTATTGATGTCATAGTGCTTAACGATACAACTAGATCTGTTCACTTCTATAAAGTTCTTACCGATACTGTTACTAAATCTGATGTTACAACCTCTCACGTATATAAGGTTCTAAGTGATTCTGTAACTCTATCTGATGCAACAGAACTATTATTTGACGTTGGTATCTATAATCCTGCAGATGATACTACTTCTATGGTCGATTCGTTCGCCCGTGTTGTGCAATATGTCAGAGTGTTTAATGAAGCATTCTACACCTCAGAAACCACAGTGGTTGGTTTCGGTAAAACTCTTGTAGAGGATCCAGTTTGGGTTACTAGAGATTTCTGGGCGGTGCCAGACTATAGTGGTGTGGAATTTGCGTGGGATCCTGAAGAAACGATTGAAGTTGATTTCGCAAAGGTTCTTGCTGATGCAGCAACGGCTTCTGAAGCAAATGTATTTGCAGTTTCGAAAGTAATAACACCTTCTTATGTTACTCCGTTTGATAACGCCAGTGCACTTTATGGCACCACCTTTGATATAACTAGCGGTGGTGGTGTTTATACTATGACTATTAGTATCAATAGTGAGGGTGTTATTACTATTGTTTCTGGGTTTGGAATGCCATTTGGTTATTATGTTTCCGTCGGAGGAACTACATTCGAACATATAGCAGGTGAAGATGCTGTTATTGCAACCGAATCGTTTGGTAGAACCGTAGAGTATTATAGAACGTTTACAGAATCCGTAATATCTAATGAATATGCCAATGCTGGTATCGAAAAACCCCAAGCAGAAGTGGTGACAGCAGCGGAAAATTCGACCAATCATCTATATAAATATTTAAATGATTCTGTAACATCAACTGATTTAGTCGGTGTAATTCCATATCTGGTTAAAACTGACAATGCAGGTGCCACTGAATTATTAATCGTCGCAAATGATGCTGAAACAATAGAATCTATTGCGGCAACTGAACAATCGCTTATAAATATACTCAAAGGACTATTCGAAACAGTAACTGTCACTGAAAGTGGTATTGTAAACATACAAGATTATGTTGAAGGTGCATTCGGTTCGGACTTTGTGGGTCAAGCAACTTATTTTTAACTAAGAAGAAGGTAAATCAAATGAAACTAATCGAAAACGTAAAAGGTACTAAGGGCGAACTACATATTGTTCTTCGCGATGAAGCAGGTAATGTTAAGCAAGAAGTAACTGTTCCTAACCTCGTTGTTACTACTGGTCTTAACTATATCGCATCGCGTATGAAGGATGCTACTGCTACTGCTATGACACACATGGGTGTTGGTTCAGGTACAGTAGACCCAGCAGCAGGTGATACTGCTCTAGGAAGTGCTCTTGGTGCACGTATTGCTCTGACTTCAACAACAGTAACAACAAATTCTGTTGCATATGTTGCAACGTTTGATGCTGGTTCAGGTACTGGTGCTGTAACTGAAGCAGGTATCTTCAATGCTCTTACCAGTGGAACAATGCTTTGCCGCACTGAATTTGCTGTCATCAACAAGGGTGCGTCAGACAGCATGACAATCACTTGGACGGTTACAGTATCGTAAGATAACATGCCACTTATTTTAAGATCACAGGGAAGACAAGAAATAGCAAGAAGCGTTTATCGTGACATCTATAACGAGAACGACTACTACTATTTTTTTGTCTCCCGAACTCTCGAATGGGCGGACGAAGAAGATCCAGAGCAACCAATTGACTCTGTGTCATACTCAAACACGTCCCATAGAAACACTTTGTTTGTCAAAAGAATACAGGCAAGTGATGCGGTCTTAATGGCACCAAGATATAACTGGACGTTGGGTACAGTATACGATCAATATGATGATGCATATGGTGAAACGGATGCTAACGATGATTTAATCGAACCATACTCGGGGGGAACTACACTAAACACTGCGATATTTTATGTTATCACCGATGATTTCAACGTATACAAATGTATCAGCAATGGTGAAGATTCTGAAAGTACAGTAAAACCAACAGGAACAGATACTAATACGATTGAAACATCAGACGGGTATATTTGGAAATTTATGTTTAGGGTCGAAACAGGTGATGTCACCAAGTTTTTGACTCCAACACACATTCCTGTTCGTAAAATGGCAGGTCTTGGTGAACCGCAGTTTGATGTGAACGGGTTCATAGATAATATTTCTGTTACGTCTGGCGGATCTGGGTATTCAACTGCACCTTATGTGGTAATTCAAGGTGATGGTAAAACTTCTCCATCGGTAATTATCGACAGTACAACTGGTCAAGATGCCTCTGCGTTCTCTCAGTGCACAACAAATGGTTCTGGTGTCGATATTGTTTCTTCAATTATCGTAACAAATGGTGGAACGGGTTATAGATCTCAAGTTTCTAAAACTTTTAATGGATCTTCTTCTGCTGCAGTTTCAGTTGGAAGTGATACGTTTACCATAACTGCCCATGGGTTTACTAATTTGGATCTCGTGACATATTCAAATGGTGGCGGAACTTCTATTGGTGGTCTAACGAATAATAGACCCTATTATGTGATTTATCAAGGTGCGAATACAATTAAACTTACTAGATCATATGAAAATATTGCTGGTGTTGCAATTACTAATACTGCTGGCGCTTTTTCTTGTGCTGCTACAACTCTAGCAGTTGGTGATCGTCTTACAATTACTGGCACATTAGGCGGTACAGGCACTATTACTGGTTATGCAACTAATACTGTTTATAAAGTTTCTGCTGTAACTGGTACATCACCAAACGTTACTGCCTTTACACTGCAAACTGAGGCTGATGTTGCTATTGTAACAACAGCAGGAACACCGACTGGGTTGACATATACGTCTGATAATTCTGCGATTGATCTAACTTCTCTTGGTACTGGCAGTTCACATACACTTACATTCGAAGGAACTACGGTATCCCTTTTGGGTGGTGCGGGTTCTGGTGCCACTGCTACGCCAGTTATCTCTAGTGGTGTAATTACAGGAATCACAGTAACCGATGGTGGGACTGGGTATGCTGGTGCTAGAGCGACTGCTGTTTTGGGAACGGGTGCATCTGCTTCCGAGGTAGACTCAGTTACAGTAAACGAACCTGGATCTGGATTTTCGTTTGCGAATGTTAGTTTCGTTCCTGTTCCTGGCACTATAACTGCTACTGTTGCAACAAGCGGGACTGGTGGTCAGTTTACTTGCGGCAACTCAACACTAACAGTTGGCAGTCACATTTTAATTACTGGTACACGTGGAGGTACAGGCACTATTACTGGATACACATCAGGAACCACATATAAAGTTTCTGCTATAACTGGTACCTCACCAAACGTCACAGGATTTACCCTTCAAACTTCTGCGGGTGCTGCAATCGTAACTACTGCTGGTACTCTGACTGGTTTAACCTATACAAAAGTAATCAATGAAACCGCAACAGCATCTGCTGTTCTTGGATTCACTGAAGGTGGAACTCCACAAGAAAACGTTGAAGCAGCAGCGACTCCTGGAACCATAGATAGAATCGTAATTCTCACTGGTGGTAACAGTTATATCACAGGTGATGCGTCGATCTCTATTGTTGGTGATGGGCAAGATGCAGAAGCAACACTGACATTAACTGATGGCGTCGTTACTGCTGTCACCATAACAAATCCAGGATCTGGTTATAGTTTTGCAGAAATCTCTGTTGTTAATGCTGCAGAGGGATCTCCAGGTAATGGCGCTTCTTTCCGAGCAGTTCTTTCACCGTATGGTGGACATGGTTCCAACCCACAGAAAGAGTTGTTTGCTAAGAGTCTATCATTGACGGTTTCTCTCGCAAACGAAACCTCTGATACTTTCTTGAATAACGATTTCCGCCAATTGGGTGTTATTAAGAATCCTAGAATTTTCGGTTCTTCTGATAACTTTACTTCAAATACTGGTAATTGTTGTTATGTTATCGCAATAAATAATCTTGCCTTGGTAGATTATGATGATGTAATTACGAGTGATGATGGTGGAAAATTTATTGTTGTTCAGAAAGAGGACAGTAATAATAATGGCGTAGTGGATAGAATTCACTTGTTACCTATTATACCAAGAATTTCTAGCAGTAGCATTTTAACTAATGAGACGCAAGAAGTATCATTAGGATCTCCTGTTGAGTTTAATATTGGTACCGTGTTAGTCCCTGATATGGTTGATTATTTGGAACCAGAAGTTGACAATAGAACTGGTGATATCATATATCTAGACAACAGAATTAAAATCATTAGAACATCTGATCAAGTTGAAAAAATCAGAGCGTTGATCAATTTTTAAAAGAAGTAGGAAAATATGGCACTCGACTTAAATACATCTCCGTATTATGACGACTTTAATGAATCTAAAAAGTTTCATAGAATTCTCTTCAAACCTGGATATGCGGTTCAGGCACGCGAACTTACGCAACTGCAGTCTATCCTTCAGAATCAGGTCAACAAGTTTGGTGACCACATTTTCAAAAATGGCGCGATCGTTTCGGGTTGCGACGTTCAGATCGATAATGAATTATCATATGTAAAGATTGATGCAAATGCTGCTGGAAATGCGTCTCTTCCATCATATATCGGTGCTACAGTCGAGGGTAGCAACGGTCTTACAGCGGTAATCGTAGACGCAATTGCAGCAACAGCAACAGATCCAGGAACTCTTTATCTAAGATATACCAGCGGTGATGGTAGCACAAATACTGTTCACTTCATTGGTGCAGAGACTCTAACAGTTGTGTCAAATACTGCATCTCTTGATGGTGATGAATTTACTGTTCAAGCACTTGAAGTTGACACTGACGTATTGACAAATAACTATTGGGGTCGTGCTACTCGTATGACTCTTGGTGACGGTATTCTTTATATCGATGGNAANTTTATTCTCCATACTTCNCAGACAATTTATCTTTCAAAGTATACATACAATCCAACAGGTAGTATATGCGTTGGTGCAGATGAGCAAATTACAGACTCTGGTGATGATGAAACTCTGCTCGATCCAGCACAAGGTACATATAACTTTGCTGCTCCAGGAGCAGACAGATATTATGTTTCAACAGATCTGATTTTCGTTGAAACTCCCGATGTAATTCCAGATGGATATTATGAAGTTGCAACAGTTGTTGCTGGTGGACTTAATAGAACACATACTTCTGACATCTATGCTAAACTTGGCGAAAATCTAGCACGCAGAACATATGACGAATCGGGTAACTATACAGTAAAGTCATTCCCTGTTCTGGTTCGTGAACACCTTGATGATACTACAAACAATGGTCTTTATACTACGGAACTTGGTGGTGATGAGTTTCTTCTGGCAGTTGGACTTGAAGCGGGTAAGGCATATGTTCGCGGTTATGAGTATGAAACTCGCCAGACAGAATATGCCTTCACTGAAAAGGGTATCGACACTGTAAAAAATTATAGTGTTCCCATCAGTTCTGCTTATGGTAACTATGTTGTTGTGACCGATTATAAGGGTTATTTGCCACTAGATGGTTCTAAGATTTCTCTGCGTAATGGTACCAAAATTCCTGTGTCGGGAGTAAATACTTCTACTGATACATTTACTTACACTTCTCATGGATATTCTTCTGGTGATGCTGTAGTATATTCCAACAGCGGCGGCACAAGTGCTGCAGGATTAACAAGTGGCACTACATATTACGTTGCTACTGCTGGTTTAACTGCTAACGCATTTAAAGTTAAGGCAGCAACAACATCTGGCACTCTTGCAGCGACTGTTGCTACTTCTGGTACTGCTGGTCAGTTTACTTGTGGCAACTCAACACTAGCTGTTGCTGATCGTATTACTATTACTGGTACACTTGGTGGAACTGGTACTATTACTAGTTACGCAACAGGTACTGTTTATAAAGTCTCTGCCGTAACTGGCACCTCACCAAATGTTACTGGATTTACTCTAACAACCGAAGCTGATGTCGCGATCGTAACTACGGCAGGTACTCTAACTGGTCTAACATATACAACTGAAACAGTTATTAATCTTACAGGAACAGGTAACGATTCTCAGTACTTCTTCGATAACAGCGTAGATGGTAGTGCTCGTGTTCGTCACATTGAATACGTAGACGGAGCGGTTGGTTCTGTTGCTGCAAAATATAATATCTATGTCTATGATGTTCAAATGACTGCAGGAAATTTCTCTGATGTTGCTGGATTGTATTATGCAAAAGATGGTGGCAATGATGGTTATGCTGACGTTTTTGAATCTGTATTGAATTCATCACAATATAATAAACTTCTCTACAGAATGCCATCGCGTGCTACTAAGACAATCAAACCTGCTGCTCCTGGTGTCGATGCAGAGTTTGGTANNTACGAAACATCTCTATATTATACCAAGGTATATGAAGGTATTTCTATTTCTGGAGGCGCTGGTAGCATTACTCTTTCGGGTNATGAGTTCTTTATACAAAATGAAAATGATGCGATTGAGTCGTATATCAACAACAATCTGTTGATGGTAAAAGACACTGATGGTGAAATTATAGATCTGACAACAGGCACAGTTGATGCACTAGATGCTTCTGCTCAAATTATCAGTTTTACTGCTTTGGAAGATAGTTCTTCTTCTGTATTTACCGATACTGTTACCATCTATGCTACGGTTGAAGTAAACCTTGCGGCACCTCTTGTTAAAACTCTGAACAGAGCGAGATATGTTGCCTTTGATTTGTCTCATAAAATTCTAACTTCTGCAGTAGATGTTTCTACTGAAACATTCACATATACTGCCCACGGATATTCTTCTGGTGATGCTGTAGTATATTACAATGGTGGTGGAACAAGTATTACGGGATTAACGAGCGGTACTACGTATTATGTTATTTCTGCTGGACTAACTGCCAATGCCTTTAGAGTATCAGCAACGTCAGGTGGTAGTGCAGTCAATCTAACAGGTACAGGCAACAATGCTCAATACTTCTTTAAGGTAGGTGGCGGAACCTCATTAAATCTTGGTGTTGCAGACATCTTCTCTGTTGATGCTGTTTATAGAGCACCAGTATCAGCAGCATCGTACTCAGATATCGTAACAACTGGCACAGATATTAAGTCACAATATATTCTGGATAATGGTCAACGTGATAACACATACGAACTTGGTAAACTTAATGCAGTCAATGGTGCTGCTTCTCTCGCTGGATTTAATCTAGTTGCTAAGATCAGTTACTTTACACACACTGAAGCATCATCAAATGCTGGTTACTTCGCAGTCGACTCATATCAAATAGACGAAGATGAGATCGATGGTCCGTTTATAAAAACATACGAGATTCCGATCTATAACTCACCCACAACTGGTGAGTCGTATGATCTTCGCGATACGCTGGACTTCAGAGTAAGAATTACTGATTCGATCGTACCTGTTACTTTTGCTAATATTGCTACAGTTCCAGTCAATCCAGCAACTTCTACTACGATTGATCCTGCCTCGTTCGGTCTTACTATTCCTAGACCAGAGCAAGAAATCAATATTAATTATGAGTATTATGTTGGTCGTATAGATAAGATCGTATTGGATGATAATGGTGTGTTTAGTGCCGTGAACGGAACTCCATCACTGACTCCAGTTGAACCACTTACTCCAGAAAACGCAATGTGCATTGCCATTGTTACAATTCCGCCATTCCCATCACTCGCTCCCAATGTTGCAAAGTCAACTGGACGCAATGAATATGGTGTAACTTTCCGCACTCTTGATAATCGTCGTTATACAATGCGCGATATCGGTGCAATTGCGCAACGTATTACTCGTTTAGAATACTACACTTCTTTGACTCTTCTCGAAAAGTCAACTGAGTCGCTGTTCATTCCTAGTGCTGCTGATGACACTCTGAACAGATTTAAGCATGGTATTCTGGTAGATGCGTTTACGGGTCATAATGTAGGTAATCCAAAGGATCTCAACTACAGTTGCTCGATTGATGCAATCAATCAAGAACTTCGCCCATTCTTTAATATTGAGAATGTCGATTTAATCTTTGATTCGACAAATTCTATTGGTGTGCAGAAAACGGGTGACCTACTAACACTTCCATATAACTATACTGTTCTTACTCAGAATACATTTGCTTCTAAGGCAAGAAACTGTGTGGGAGATCTTTTATTCTCCTATGTTGGTGATATGACTCTTGATCCTCCAGTTGATAACTGGACTGATACTGCACAAAGTCCTGATCTTGCTGTAAACTTCGACGGTAACTACGACAACTTTGCTGCTATGGCAAATTCTTGGGGAACTCAGTGGAATGATTGGCAGGACATCGTAACTGGTCGTTCATCCTCCACTGCCACAACCAATACTGGTGGACAGACTCGTGTGTCTGGTGATACGTTATTCCAAGAGCAAATACAGATTTCAACTACTACCACTACACAGCGCCAAACTCGTCAAGGTGTGACTATGACTGTCACACCTGAAACCATCACAAGAGATCTTGGTGATCGTGTAACAAATGCTTCTATCATTCCATATATGAGAAGCGTTACAGTTACTGTTAAGTGCTCGAGAATGAAACCTGCAACCAGAATTTATCCATTCTTCGACGGTATTGATGTTACAGCACATTGTCGCCCACTATCAAGTGCTGCTTTAACTGCATCTCCAACTGATCCTGCAGAATATTCTCAGTATGCTATTACTAATGGCACAGGTGATTATGGCGATTCACTAGTTACTGATGCTAACGGCGAACTTGCAATTCAGTTTAGAATTCCCGCTGGTACGTTTAGAACAGGAACTAAGAATTTTAGAGTTTGTGATGATCCGTTTAACAGATCTCCATTCGTCACAACTTCTGCAACAAATTCTTTCTCTGCCAATGGTCTCTCGCAAGTTGTTCAAGGAACTGTTGTTTCTACAAGAGAAGCAAATGTCGCGTTTAATACTGTAAGTGATTCTCGTTCTGTAACTGAAAACAATACTACTGCAAATCGTATTGGCGAAAGAGCAGTTGGGGTTATTCAGAATACCACAGTAAACAATACGTTTACTACAGTTAATAATACTACAAACGTTTCTAATACTACCAATAACACAACTGTTGTTAATAATACCAATGTTATTAAC